CTACTGAGTTTCCAATAATCTGGACAAATCCATCGTGCAGACGACGTACACGAACTGTTGTTGCTGGGATATGACCAAGATAGCCAATCTCTCCAGTAACAGTTCTACCTACTTCAAGAAAACCATTTCCTGTAGCCTGTACATCTGTATAAAACTTTTCCATTGTTTTAGTAAATGAATCATCATCGTTAAGGTTTTCTATCCAGTCTTTAAGTTCTAACTTCATTCTTTCAATACGATTACGAGCACGATCTACCGCTGCCTGATCTTCGTTCATTTCAAACCTTAACATTGTTCTATCTGCAATATCAAAACGGTATCCTAAACCAACCACGTTTTCTACCTTAGCATCAATAGCAGCATGATTAGCAAATGATGTGTCATAGAAGTTTGCTAGTTCATACATGTTATATGGAGGAGTGATTACATCAAATAGTCCGTAACCATTTCTATATACCGTGCCAGGATTAATTGCTTTTGATCCAGCGTCTACTCCTGATGGAGTTGCATTAGCAGAATCAAGATATTCGTTTGTTGCAAAAGTCATTGCTTTTGTTACATTACGTGCAGTTTTTCTACGAAAGTTTTGATCTAATCCAGAAAAATCTTTAAGTTGATCCCAAGATTTGTTAAATGGATCTTGTGAACTAAAAGGATTGTCGTCTCGTTCTTGGGTATTTAACCCAACTCTTACATATTCATCACTCATCATTACCATACTTATCATAGGTTTGTCGTGCTGCTACCCAAGCACCATGATCATTCATGGAAGGAATTAAACCATTCTTCATTCTATCTAACTGTTCAGAATGTTCTTCCTCGCTAATTCTTGTAAGTCCAGGCACAAACACTGCCTTACCTTCGCCATCATCTCCGTAATGCATTGCTGCTTTTCTTAATTCTGCAATCTTAGAGATGTCTCCACGTTCTGATGGAATATTTAATATGCTACCGTCGCCGTCAGTAAACCAGGCTCCACTAGACTTTTTGTATACGTATAGTCCCCAGTTATAGTCTTTTTCTATTACTTTGCGTCGGACATTGCCAACTTTTTTAAGAATTTCATTATCCATAACCATAAGTATAGCAGATTATACTGGAATTTGAACCGTTGTCTGCCAAACTGTATCTTGATAAATCTTTAATCTTTCAGCATCAAAAATCATACCCTCTTCATCATCAATGATAATCTTATTAGTTCCAAGGTATGTTTTGTATACATCTGCAGGACTTACTCCGTATAGATCTGATGAAGAAATAACAAGAACGCCTTCCCATGTAAAACTATTTAACCAGTACTGCCAATCAAAGTTGGTCACTCCGTCTGTTTTAATCTGTAGCCAAGGTCTAAATAATGTGCTCTGAACCTGCTGTAGGTTATTAGCCTGGTAGTAGGCAATATTATTAAATATTATTGGACCAGTTAGGTTAATTGCACCTAGGAATGAGTCAAAGTTTAATGCTGTAGAAAATGCAATTCCAAGCACTCCCCACTCTTTCTTGGTAATAACTGGCTCTCTTACAATACTTCCGTTCCAGAAATATGACAAACCATTAAACTCTTGACCAGTTAACTGACTACGAGCAAAGATTCTTGCCCTAGATCCTTTTTCACTATCTGCAACCATATAAAATTTAATTGTATCCGCTCTGTGCCTAATCTCAAAAATCTCTGTTGGCGTTCCTGGGAAAAAGTCTTCGTCGTATCTCATCCAGATCTGAGCAGCACTTATTCTATAGTTGTCTGAGTTGGTCTGATTAATTGGAATAGCAATTCCTCTATTTACATCTGTGTCAAATTCACCACGAATTTCTATTCCGCTCTTTCTATTTAAATATAGATATGGAGTGCTTCCTTTATAAATACTAAACGGATTCTTTGCTTTATAGTCATAGTAGATTCCAGCACGGGTGTATGGGAACATGTCAACACCAAACCTAGTGCCTACTGGATTAAATGAGTTATCGCTTAACGCTTGAGAGGCTAGTTCTAATCTTCTTAAAGCAATAGGCTTTGTTAGAATATTCCTAATGTTAAACTCAAGATGATAAACAATTGCAAGTTCATTAAAGTCTATGGTTTTTGTTGGATAAATAAGTGTATTGTCAACTACCTCAAATTTAGTACTAGCAAAAGACGTATAATCTGCTAGGTCAATGATTCTTCTTGATGTTGGTGCAACGGTTGTGGTAAAACTGCTTTGTGGTAAGTTGGCTCCCTCATCAACATACTGAAAAGTTAGATAACTTCTAACAGATGCGTCTTGTGTGTTGTACTCATAATACTTGACCGACTTTTGTTTCATATCTTCGTAGTTATTCCAACCACTAAACAAAAAGTTGTCTAACTGATAATAAGTCTTTTGACTAGGATTAGCATATTCGTTTTTTAGTTGTCCATAAGTCCAACTTTCTAGAACAACCTCATTTTCAACTGATTCAGAAGGGGCAGGGTATCCTATATTAAACTGTAAAAAATCTAAGTCGTAAAACTGATTGCCTACATCATTTGCCACAAATTGAGCAAAGTAAGATAATGGTAAATAGTCTTGCCAGTATCCAGAAACGCCTATGTCTAAGAAAAACTTATCGTATGCTTCTGTTGGTAATAAGGTATAACTTGCTGTGTGTTCGATTAATGCTATAGCAGTTGTTTCTTCTGTTACCCCGCTTTCTGCAAGATCATCAAATAACACAATTCCTTGTTCATCAAAATAATCTTGAATATCAACTGTGTTAGACGCTGTAGCAAGACCAACAGTATAGATTTTTCCAGTAAAGGTGTTTTCTGCTTCCTCATCTCCACCAACATATAACTTTAATCCATTTTGATTTCCAAAGAATGAAGATACGTTTTGACCAAAAGAGTTTGAAACTGTTTGAACATTTAGACCAACTGCAAAAAATTGATTTGATTCAAGGGATGGCGTTGTGTATATTTCTTGATCTATTCCATTGTAATTTAAAACATATTTAACTATATCTTCTTCTTGCTTAACAATAAAGTAGTCTCCAGTTAAAGAGTTATAAATCTTTAAGAGTGTTTGAGCCTGTACTGGTCCAGATTGTGGCTCAATATCGGCTGTACTAAAAACAGCATAGACAGATCTAACCTGATCATTTAAAACGTTAAATCTTGGAAAGTTAATATAGCACTGCTCTGAATCCCATGTTCCATTAGGTCTAAAAGAAATAAACTTATATGATGGAGGCTGTGATTCGTTATAGCCAGTCTGAATAACTTGGCAGTCATCGTATAAATTCTGTATTGTTTTTGTGTCTAAAAATATTTCTGGTAGTTGATATGCTGGAGTGGTAATTGCAGTGTTTGTTGTTACCAGGTTATCAAAAGATCCTTGTTGCCATTCTGCAAAATCTGGATAGTTATAGTTTGCTGTGTAATCTGCAAAAGGGTAGTCAATAAATGCTGATGTTCCTCCGTATGCAGCGTTAATTCCTTCTGGAGAAAGAACTCCTTGACCATAGACCCATCTACGTTTAGCAACTGTTGTTGGAACTTGATATGGATAAATAGCCACACAATCAATCTCAACTGGAGTTACATCTGTGTATGCATAAAACCCTAGCCAATCTTGTGATTCTGAGTCTACTTCTGGCAATGGTAAATCTAGTGTTGCGGTGTCAATTGCCATAGAGATTACTTCTTCTCCATTAATAAATACCGTCGCAGAATTACGAATTAAACGAATATGAATAAGCATTGGTCTATACCACTCACCAACGAAGTGAGAAGAAAATGTATTGCCAATTACTAAGGTTAAAAATCCACCTTCAACATAGAGACCGTCTGTTCCTATAATAGGACCAAAAATTCTTTTAGGGGCTATAGCGTCTGAGTTAATTCTTGCCCAAAACTCTACAGTATATTCTTTGTATCTACCAATTTCATTTAAAAATCCTTTTCCAGGAATAATTAACGATGGCTCTCCTGATGTATTTGGTAAAAGTTTTGTTACTCCTGAAGCACCAAAAACTAATGGAACGCTAGAGTTTTTTGCAACTAAGGCATTATCATTAACAAGGTAATAACCTTCTTCTGTTGATATTCCATATGCTGCTGCTGGAATTACTTGGCTAGTTGTATCTAGTGCAATATCAAGTGGAAATGACTCAGGGGTAACGCCAAGAGAAACGGTATTAAATTCTTCTGACCATTGACCAACAGTAACGCCATTAATATAAAATCTATAATCAAGTGGAGAAACTCCACCAGTAGTAGTTGTTATTTTTATAACAGCACGTAGGTTTGTGTTCTCATTTGGAATTTCAAAGGTTTCAGAAATAAAAGCCCAACTCTCAAAAATAGTGGTTGGGAAAACCTTAAGTTTTTGAACTACAGCAGATGTTGTGGTGTCTGTATATTCGTATCCAATAGATACAGATTGCAGGTATGGACTTGCAGAATAAAAATATGTTCCTACTGCAAAGGTTCCAAGATCTGAGTTTAAATTAGTAAAGTTAGTTAGGTTTGGGCTTATACAGATAAGATCGTCGGTTGCTCCAACTGGAACACTGCCTGCCAACCTTGTTGTTTCACTATCTGGAAATGGTTCATCTCCAACAATATTGCTTGTTGCTGTACAACCAGTTTTAGTCCAGTCATTTGTTATATCCCGCTGAGATTCAGAAATAAGACTAATATAATCAGCATCATCGTCTAGCGCCCAAAGAACTAGTGGGTGCTCTGCATAAATTTTTTCTGCATACAAATTGGACGGGTTAGACATATTTCTCCTATCCCCTTATTATAGCAGGGTGAAGTTAATTTTTAGGAACCCACAACTTTTCATTGCCCTTGTTGTGATATCTTGCCATTACGAACAATAAGTCTGAAAGCCTGTTTAAATACTTTGCAATATTTGGATTTATACCCTCTATTTTCCAAACCTGACGTTCTGCCCTTCTTACAACCGTCCTTGCATTATGCAAAGCGCCTGTAGGCAAAACAAAAGAATGAAGCGGCTCTAGATATTGGTTATAGTCGTCAATGATATTTTCTAAATGAGTAATTCTTTCTTCTGATATTGTTATTGTTGGAGCACCAGATAGTTCTGCACCTAGATCAAATAGATCACTTTGGATTCTATCTATAATGTCATTATGAAAATCAGTTGCCATACCTATAGCAGAGTTTGCTTCGTCTACCGCTCCTATTGCCTCAATTAAATCGCTGCTCTTGTCTATTCGTTCATTAGTGGCGGTAGAGGTTTTTCCATCATCACCAGTTTTTGTATAAATACGAGTTAAGTGAACCATTAGTGTCCCGTCAAAGAACGCCAAATATCAACAGTGATATCGTTTGCTACATATAGTGCAGCAAGAGTTATTGATAGTTGTAATATGTTTTTTGCTATTTTAGGTTTCTGTGTTTTTAAACGAAACTGAATAACATTGTCTGAACGCTTCTGTGCAAGTTTCATGGAAATTTAATCTCTCCGTTATCAGCAAAAACTAAGCCAAGAGAGTCTCCTGGATTAAGGTATTGTTGATCTATTGCAAGTTGTCCCCAACCCCATTCTTTTCTAGGAAAAGGGATAGTTTGTTTTTCTTTAATGATTACTGCCCAGTATGCTTTCTCTGGTGGCATTATTTCACAAGACTCTGCTTTTTCATCTGGCAAATTATTAACTCTACAAACAACTGCTAGACCGTATTTTTTAGTGCCCTCTATTTTAAGATTGGCTTTCTTTAAAACATCTAAAGCAATTGTTTCTTTAGATACATCTATACACTTTGTTAGTTTTGTACCGCCATCTAGTGGACCATAATCCACATACAAATTAATACAATCATCTTCTGATTTATCTATGCTTTGTAGTCCAACGAAAGCAAGTAAAATAATTGCTAATGATGCTAATACTCTTTTCATTTTTCCCCCTAGTAAAGTTTAATTTCACAGGCATCTGTGCTGCAATATGCTTCACCCTGTGCCTCTAGATTATCTATCCCATCGTAAATTGCAGACCAGTCAATCTTTGCAATTTTACCAACATAAGAGTTATATTCTTCTCTAGTTATTTCATTGTATGGCTGTTGTGGATAAACCTCGTTGCCCATAGGCAAGAAAGAAACTGCTTTAAGTTGACCCTCATACATATGTAATGCTGGAGCAACATGCTTGGTTTCTGTTTCTTTATTAAATGACAAGGTTACAGAAACTCCATTATCAGACCAATACTTTTGAGTAGTTGCTGCCAAACCAATCTTTTCAAAAAGACTTACATCCTTTTCAGAACGTGGATGTCCAGATGCTACTGGGAAATATACTACTGAAGTGTTTGCTGATACTAGATCGTCTTCAATTTTATACCCTGCTGCTTTAAATAAATGAAGCATTGGATCTTGATTACCAAACCTAATAGCACGAAGATAAAATGGTCCTCCTGGACCCCAATGAACTCCTGGTGTTGCACCAGAAAGTAATGATACAGAGCCTGAAGGTTTCACGGTAGTTACACGAATTGATTCACGTACACATAACCATTCTGAGTATGAATGATCATATTGACGAATTTTTTTATACCCTTCGTCCATCCAATCACGAACTGTTGGCATTCCTTTTGTATCTGCAAATGATGCAATACCAGTTAGAGATGTTCCAATACGGCGATTACGTTGCATAATTCCATTTGTGGTTTGCCAGTGTGTTGGAAGAAGTGTTACGGCTTTTCCATATAAGTAAGCAAACTTTAATGTACGCAAGAAGTCTTCTTTGTCTTCATGACGATTTAAATGAACTTCTACCAATGTGCAAAGTTCGTATGATTCTAAAGGTTGTTCTGCACAAGGATTAAAGCCCATAACACGAGAATCTTTTCCATCTGCTGGATCTGCTAGACGACCAAAGTTACGTGCAACATCTAACCAAATAAATCCTGGTTCACCATTATTTGCAATTAAATCAACATAGTCTTCATACTTTGTTCCAACCTCTGCAGCAATAGAGTTATTTGACATCCATGCCCATCCTGGATTTTCTGGATCATATGAGTTTCTTTCTGGAAATACATCTGGATTTTTAAGATTAATAAAGTTTTCATCTCCAGGTAGACCAAGAGCCAAGGTAGCAGAACGACGTACATTACCAGAAACAACGCAGGTACCAATAAGATTAATAATATCTACAATGGCTCTAGAATCTAGTTTTTCTCCTGCTCTACCGCCAATAACTTGGTTTATCCTATCGTGTAGTGCCTTTAATGGTTCTGGACCGCTAGCAACCCCGCCAAACCCTTTTATAGGGGCACCTAGAGGACGGATAAGGTCATAGTTAAACTTCTGAATAGCCTGATTAGGGCGCAGATATGAGTTTAGGAGCATTCTTACAGAGTCTACCCAGCCCTCACGAGTATCTGGAATATCCCACACATTTTCTGGTTCTGTAGGAGCACAAATAGAGATTTCTTTCTCTTCTCCAATAGTGTCAAACCCTACACCAATACCTAACATTAAGGCATCCATTACCCAAGCAAATAAAGCACCTGGATCATTACGATCAATATCACGAGTAGAGACCATTGCACAATTTTGCAGGGAAGCAGAATTACGCTTCTCCATAGTCATAGGAGTTCCAAATGCCCATAGACCACGACCTGGTGGAGTCCACTTTAAATTAAACATACGGTCATAGGCTTCTTGAGCAGATTTCTGAGCCTTGTTGTCGTTCCAAGGCAGACGATTGTCTTTAGCGTGGTTCTTTTGAACTGAGTACATTCCTTCAATTACCCGCTTACAAACCTCATGCCATCTTTCTTTTGTACCGTCTTCCTTCATACGAGAGTATGTACGTATAAAAGTAATTTCGCCTAACGAGTTAGATCCTGCGTCTGTAAAGCCAAATGGCGCTTGAACTCCAACATATTTGTTTACGAATTCATCTGATAAACGAAAAGAAAAGATATCCGACATTGATTTTTCCAACTTTCTATTAAAAAATATTATTAGCGCTTTGCTAATCGCAAAGTACTCTTAGTATATCATAGAATTAAAATAGAAAATTACGCACAAATAATAAAGTAAATGTTTACTTTAGGGTTAAGTACTTTGTGTTTTATAAAGTAGTTTAACTAATTGTTAGACCAGACTTACCATTTTTAACTTCACCCCATGTAAGGGCTGGTAAGGCTGCAGTAATTGCAGTGTTATTAATTTTATAAGATTTGCCAGTTAACAAGTTCATATGCTCTGAAGATGTCCAAGCATCTGTAGCGTCTACCCAATTAAAGGTTTTGTTAGTAG